CTATGCAATCTATGGTAGCAACTGTAGACGCATCTGAGATGTTCGTAGAAAAAGGTGCTTCAACTCAAGAAGAAACCGTTGTTAAAGAATCTGCTGTGGCAAAATTACTTAAAGCCAAGCAACTAACTAAGTAATAAAAGGAAATATAATATGCCATTAATCGCAACAGAAGCCAAGCGTCTTTCTAACGTTGTCAAGCAAGAACTCTTCCCTGAGTCTGCATACTGCCGCTTAACCGTTACTTATAACGGCACTGCAGCTACTCTAGTTCCCGGTACTGTTCTAGGTAAAGTTACCGCTGACGGTAAGTACAAAATTGCAGTACAAACTGCTAACGATGGTTCAGAAGTTGCTGACGCTATCGTAATGGTTGAACAAACCGTAGCTGCTACTACTGATACTAAGGTGCTATGCCTAGTGCGTGGTCCTGCTATCGTATCTAAAGCCGGTCTAATTCTAGATGCTACATACAACCTAGATGCTGAAAAAGCTGCTGTATACGCTGCTCTAGAAGCCAAGGGTATTCTCTGCAACGATGCAGTTTAATATCCAACAGATTACCGAACAATAAAATAAGGAAATTATAATGCAAACTCGTAGCTTCGAAAAACCATTTGAACTTGTTGATTATACACAAGAACTATTACTCGTACCTAACACCTTTGGCCTCATTAATGAGCTAGGTATCTTCCGCAATGAGTCAGTCGCTCAGAATTCTATTACTGTAGAATCCAATGAAGGTACTCTAGGTCTAGTTGTTGACCAAGTACGTGGTGCTCGTAATACCATGAACAAGAACGACACCCGTTCACTACGTTCATTCCCACTAGGTCACTACCCATTAGACGACGCTATTAAGCCTGAAGATATTCAGGGAAAACGCGCATACGGCTCTGCTGATGCTGCTGAAACTGAAGCTGCTGTTGTTGCTCGTAAACTAGAGCGCATTCGCCGCAATCACGCTATCACTACTGAGTATGCTCGTGCTTATGCTATTACTCAAGGTGCTGCTTGGGCTCCTAACGGCACTATCGCAGCGAACTACTATTCTGATTTTGGTATCACCCGTACTAGCGTTGACTTTGTACTAGGCACTACCACTACCGATCTAACTGCTAAAATTGAACAAGTTATTGCAACTATTCAAGATAACATCCAAAGCGGTGAAGTCGTAAATGATGTAGTTATTCTTTGCTCACCAACATTCTTTGCTAAGTTGATCTCTCATGCAACCATCAAGGAAGCTTACAAGTATTACAGTAGCACTCAAGAGCCACTACGTAACCGTCTAGGTTCTGGCTTGTATCGTCGTTTCGTACATGGCGGTGCCACATTTATTGAGTACCGTGGTAGCTACAATGGCGCTGCTCTAATCCCTGCTGGTGAAGCTTATGCTCTACCTGCCGGTACTAGCGATATGTTCATCTCTTACTATGGTCCAGCTAACCGCTTCAGCCATGTGAACACGCTAGGAGAAGAGGCATACGTCTTCACCTTCCGTGATCCTAAAGATGTAGAAATTCAGATTCAATCTGAGTCTAATTTTATTCATCTGGTTCGCAGACCTCAAGCAGTGTTGCAACTCACGTCATCCAACTGATGAAAGCCTCTTCGGAGGCTTTCTGATGTAACTTTAGATCGCCTCTTAACTGAGGCATCTAACATTAGTCTTGCGTTGTAACATTTAATGTGTTATAATTCAGGATTAATGTTAGATAAAATTAGCTAGGTTGGCCCACCGAAAAGACGACTATCCACCGTCCTGCTAATTGTCTTTTAGTGGAGATTTCGGGAGAAATTATGCAAGATAATAAATACTGTGTTTACTTACACAGACGTAAAGATAATAATGAAATTTTCTATGCAGGACAAGGTACTTTAAAAAGACCTTACTGTGCAACAAGAAAATTAAAAGCTTGGAATAAAGTAGTTAAAGAGGCTGGTGGATTTATTGTAGAAATTATCAAAGATTCTCTTAGTAAGGAAGAGGCTCTTAAATTAGAGACAGAAGTTATACAAGAATATAAAAGTTCTCTTGTTAACCTAGTTACGTCATCATCTACAACTAAAGAACTTGATTATGATACTTTCAATCAAAAATTTTACATAGATGAAAGTAGTCCATCAGGGTTGAGATTTAAAATTGATGTGTATGCTGGTAAAAACTATTGCTCGTTAAGTAATCCTAAAGACTCTATTGCTGGTGTAAAAAGTGCAGATGGTTCTTGGCACATAACACATGAACGAAAGGGTGTAAAAGTTCACCGGATTATTTATCTTTTAGCTAATAAAACAATTGATAGTTTAAAAATAATTGATCACATAAACGGAAACCCATCAGATAATTCTTTGGCAAACCTCAGACAAGTCTCTCATGAAGCAAACAGAAGAAATTTAAAAATTGATAAAAGAAATTCGACAGGTATGACAGGAATATCGGGTGGTATGAAGGGTACATACCGTGCATCTGTAACGGACATGAAAGGTATAATATTATCTAAATCTTTCAGCATCTCAAAGTACGGTAAAGAAGAAGCTTTCCGTCTAGCTTGTCAATGGCGAAAAGAACAAATAGAACAATTAAATGCTAATGGTGCAGGTTACACCGACAGACATGGAACATAAGGAAATACAATGACAATTCAAGCTTTACGCTACGAACTCGGAGATACGTCACCAGAACTACCCATCATGTCGGATGATGAATATATTTATTTCCTAAGTAAGAACGACTATGTAGTACGCAGAGCAGCTATGGATGCAGCTAAAAGTATCATGCTTAAGCTCTCAATGCGTGATGATTCTGTTGTCGATGTATTCAGCATCAAAGGGTCAGCAGCCGCCCGTAATTACATGCAAGCTTTGCAGTTATACATCAAGAATCCTGACCTTAATTCTCTTTACGAAAAAGTACAAGGTTATGCTGGTGGGATATCAAAGCAGGACATGCTCTCTAACGATAGCAACCTAGATAACAACATCGTCAAGCAACCCACCTCTGAAACCTTCACTTACCGTCCAAGTTCATTCGGTATTTAACCAAAGGATTTGACATGGATAGATATCTAGCTATAGCACTCAGAGCGATTAATACGCATGGTAAAACCTGCACTTACTCTGTAGTAACTGAAGGTACGTATAACATAGAAACTAGTAGTGCAACTAATACTGAAACTTCATATTCAGTTAAAATGTACAAAAAACACATCAGAGCTAATCAATATAATTACCCAAGCATGATCGGTAAAGATTCTGCTGTATTTTACTTAGCTAATAACAGTTTATCTTTTGTACCAACTGCTACTGACAAGATCACTTTTAGCTCCAAAACATACACTGTTGATTCTGTTACAGAACACGCTGCTGATGGTCTTGTAATTTTATACAAGATTTTAGCTGTAAGAGGTTAATATGCAGATTACTTGCGATACTTCAAAACTAGAACAAAGCCTAAAGAAGTTCCACGAAGAAGCTGTTCGTAAGATGCAAGGTATGGTGCAACTGTTTGCTTATAAAGTGACTGTAGAGGCCATTGATAATACACCAATTGGAACTATCACAGAGAATAATGAATGGATGTATAACATTCGTTCTAGACTTATGGTTTTACCTCCAGAAGTAGGTTCTGCTAAAGGCGGCTGGACAATATCTTTTGATGCACCAACTAGAATTATCTTTCCTGAACGTGCTCAAGATTCTGGTGCTCAGAATATTAAAGATAACGCACAATCAGATAGTAGAAATTATAAACTAGGTGAAGATGTTTATATCATGAACAGTGTAAGGTATGTTGCTTCTGAGGGTTGGACATTACCTAAGTTTGGTTCACTAGAGGGTGGCTACTCAGCACAAGCACCAAACGGTATCATGGAACCTACTTTACATGCTATTTACGGTATCTACGCATCTTCACTGGACGAATATTATAAGGCAAGTTAATGGCAATTATTCAAGTAAAAAGAGCAGCAGAAAGAAGACTTGCAACTCTAACACCTAGTGTTACTACAGCTTATGAAGGAGTTACTTTTGAGCCTCCTGCAAGTATGTACCAACGAGTGCAATTTACAATTCGATCTCCACAAGACCCTGTACTAGGTACTGGATTTCATCGTGAGATTGTAAGTATGCAGGTCTTTGTAGTAGCTCCTACAAATAAAGGAACTGCTGAAGTTATTAATAGAGCAGAGCTTGTAAGAGAGCACTTTAAAAAAGGCACTGTATTTACTGAAGGTAACGTACATATTCATGTATTGCGTACACCTCAAGTAGCAGGTACAACAATCGCTTCAGGGATGATTGCATGTCCTGTATTAATTGAATTAGTAGCAGAAGTTTATTCTAACTAATCTAAGGTTTGCTGACCCCTCAATTCAGTACATTTGCAAATGTAATTTAAATTTAATGGAGAAAATATTATGGCAATTTCTAAAGGTACAGCAAAAGTTGTAGCATACAAAAAAGAGTCAACTTGGGGTACACTAGCTGGAGCCACAGGTGGTAAACAAGTTCGTCGTGTAACTGCTGACTTTAACTTAACAAAAGAAACTTACGAATCAAATGAAATTCGTACTGACCGTCAACTAGCTGACTTCCGACATGGTGTTCGTAGTGCTGATGGTACTCTAAGTGGTGAACTATCACCTAACTCATATTCAGACTTTATGCAGTCTCTAGTTGCTAAGGACTTTGCTGCTGTAACTGCTGTATCAAGCCTTTCAGTAACGATTGCTGCTGGTTCTGGCACTCTATGGACTATCACTCGTGCTGCTGGTGATTGGCTATCAAACGGTCTAAAAGTAGGCTCTGTCATTCGTTTAACAGGTGCTGGTTTAGCAACTACCAACGTAGCTAAAAACCTATTGATCTTGAGTATGACAAGTTCTGTTATTACTGTTCAAGTTCTAAACGGTTCTGCACTAACTGCTGAAGGTCCTATTGCTTCTGTAACAGCTACTGTTGTTGGTAAGCAAACATTCGTTCCTGCTACTGGTCACACTGAAGACTCTTACACTATTGAGCAATGGTTCCAAGACATTTCACAATCAGAAGTATTTACTGGTTTGCGAGTCGGTTCTATGAACGTTCAACTTCCTGCAACTGGTCTAACTACTGTTGATTTTAGCTTCATGGGTAAAGACCTAAGCTCTAAAGGTACTACGCAGTATTTCACTAGCCCTACTGCTCAAGGTACTAACGGTATCTTTGCTGCTGTAAACGGTGCTATGATTGTTAATGGTCTGCCTGTTGCTCTAGTAACTAGTGCTGACTTTACTGTAGAACGTGCTATGGAAAACGCAACTGCTGTAGGTTCAAACTCAGTAGCTGAGATTTTCTTAGGTCGTATTCGTTGTACAGGTAACCTAAGCGTTTACTTCCAAGATGCTACTTTCCGTAACTACTTTGATGATGAAACTGCAGTATCTATTGTATTCGCTTTGACAACTGGTTCTGAAGCTAATGCTGATTTCTTGACTTTCACATTGCCTAAAGTTAAGCTAGGTAGCTTCAACAAGGATGACGGTGAACTCGGGTTAGTAGCTTCTACAAGCTTCCAAGCACTGTTAAATGCTGATATTGCCGCTGGTCTACCAGCTACCACTATTCAAATTCAAGATTCAACTCTAGTTTAATCAAGACTAATTGAAGATACACCCCAAGGTCAAAAGCCTTGGGGTTTTTGTTTTTGCAGGTATTGCTTTTATTCTAATAATATGATATAATCATTACTTCATTAACAATAATAGAAAGGAAATATTATGAAATTCGATCTGAAAAATCATAACTATACAGAGATTGCCGAAGTAGGCTACAAATTTGAATTAAAGCTTCCCGGCACTGGTGAAGCAACTGGAGTATTTATTACAGTTCGTGGTGATCAATCCAAGACTGTAAAAGCATTTGCTCGTAAGAAGTATGCTGAGTTTAAGCTACGTGAACAACAAGCTAAACGCAGAGGTAAAGACGTTGAGGATATGACGCTTGAAGAAGCTGAAGAACTCAGTATTGAATCTGCTGTTGTGCGAGTAATTGGTTGGGAAAATATTACCGAGAATGGTAAAGATGTTCCTTTCACAAAAGAAAATGCAGAACGAATCTTTAAAGAATATTCATGGATTAAAGATGCTGTGATGGAGGAATCAGGTCAAATCCTGAATTTTCGATCAGAGTGATATTGAAGAAGCTGTAGCTTTTGCTAAACAAGAGTTCGGCTTCAATAAGAGGTCTAAAGATGGTTCTACTTTGAAAGATCAATTACTATCGGTCTGGCGGCAAACAGGTGTAAAACCTAAAGAGCTTGAAGATATTATCGAGCTACCTGAAAGTTGTCTCCAAGTCTGGAAATGGTTTATTGATTTGCACAACGCACGAGGTTCAAATGGCTTTGGTGTTAATCCAATACCTTATACAGAGATTAAAGCTTATTTTGATTTAATGGAAATACAACCAGAGGATTGGGAAGTTAATTTAATTAAGCTATTTGATAACGAAGCAATGCAAGCTTATGCAAAAGAAGCTGAAGCAGAACGTAAGAAATCCTCTAAGAAATAAAAAGTTGCTTTGGTTTACTCAGGTAAATCAGAGCTTCTATATTTGTTATTTCATATAGATGATAAATATAGAATTGTACATCCATACTAGGAGAATAAAATGGATTTAGCCGAACTTAAATTCGTAGTGGACACGAAGCAGTTAGAAGAAGCTGCAAAACAAATTGAAGCATTAGGTACTTCCGTATCTAAACTCAATAAGCCAATGCAGGAATTTACTAAAGAGTCTGCAAAGACAAGTAAGGAATTATCTAAAGCAGAAGAAGCTGCCGCTAAAGCTGCCTTAGCACAAGTAAAATTAGAACAAGCACAGACTAAAAGTGTTCAAGCTACTGGCAAGTCAAATAGCGTACTAGAGCGTCAAAATCTTATTCTTGAGTACATGGCTCAAGGTAACTCAAAAGGACAATCTTCTATCTTAGCGACAGCAAAAGCTGCCGGTGCATTAGATGATGAAATGCTTGCATTGAATAAGACTCTTACAACTCAACGTACTTTAATCGGTGGCGATCCATTCGATAAGAGCATTGGTTTGATGCAAAAACTTCAGAATGAGTACAAGACAACAAGTGAAGTTACTAACCTATTTAATAAAAATTTAGGTTTGACTGAAAAACAGATGATTGATCTTGCTCGTGAAAAAGAAAGATTAATTGCTTTGTACGGCATTGAAGGTAAAAGCCTAGATGGTCTTGCCGCTGAATACGAACAAATTGTGCAAATGAGCAGACAAATCAACCAAGCTAATGATGCTCGTACCAACGGTATGAAAGCTCAAATCAAAGCACAAAATGATGCTGCAAAAGCTACAGCATATGTAGCCGATGTAGATGCCAGACTGGCAGCAGCTTTGTCTGAAACTAATAAAGCATTAGATAAGCAGTCCACCGATGCTTTAGTCAAATATGAAAAAGCTCTACGTCAAACAGGTATGTCTTCAGACGAAGCTGCTGTTAAACTAGCAAATGTGAAAAAACAATTTGAAGGCGTAGCTGAGAAAAAACAAGCAGATAAACTACAATACTTAGCTCGTGCTATTTCCGTTCAGATGGGTGACGTTGGTATTTCCTTGGCTTCCGGCATGAACCCACTACTCGTTATGATCCAACAAGGTGATCAGATTCGTGGTGCTATTCAACAAGCTGGTGCTAGTGGCAAAGAGCTAGAAAAAGCTATGGCTGGTGCAGCTACGCAGATTGCAACTTCATTTGTGCAAACAGGCCAAGCTATTGGTGGCTTCTTTGTTAATGCTGTTAAATCAGCAGGTCAAGCTATTATTGGTTTACCTATCTCTTTAGCAAGTTCTTCTTTTGCTGCAATGACTGGTAATGTAGAAGCTAATGCAAAAGCATTTGATAACTTGAAAGTAGCTTCTATGGCTGCAGGTAAGGTTGGATTGATATTTGTTATTACCGCAATTGCTGCACTTGCTGTTGAGTACACTAAGGTGGCTGCTGCTGAGAAAGAGTTAACAAAATCTTTATCCATGTCTGGTGCTGCACTAGGAATGTCAACTGATGGTGCGATTAAGTATGCTCAGGCAATGAATGATGTTGGTGTTGGTACAATGGATGCGATGCGTATAATTGCTGAATTTGCCAGTACGGGGGCTGATGCAAATATGCCTCTGAAAGAAATAATCAAATCCGCACAAGATATACAAAAATATGTAGGTATTGCAAGTAAAGATACAGTTAAAGCTTTTGCTGACATTGCTGAAAAACCAGTCGAAGGTTTAATTAAATTAGCCAAGAGTACAGGCAATGTTACAGCCGAAACTATATTACAAGCTGAGGCTGCTGTTAAAGCTGGTGACAATGCTGAAGCTGCCAGAATAGCTCAAGAGGCTTTAAGTAATTCAAACGCTGAAGTAGTTAGGCGAATGAAAAACAATTTAGACCCTTTACAAACACTGTGGTTAGATATTAAGACAGGAATTAGCAAAGCAGGTGAAGCTCTATACGACTTCTTAAAAAGTAGCACAATGATTGCTATTTTCAGAACAGCTTGGGAGACTATCTCTGTTATTGTAGCAGAAGTTTGGTATGTTCTTAAGCAGACCGGTGCAGAAATTTCAGGAATTGCTTCACAAATCAAGGCTGTAATGACTGGTGATTTTGCAGGTGCAGCAAGAATTGGTGACCAAATGAAGGTTGCCGCTGCTACAGCAAGAGAAGAACAAGATAAACTTATTGCTAGTATTTTAAATAGAAACAAGGCAGAAAAAGAAACACTCACCATAACAGAATCTCAGAGAGTTGCAAATAGAGCAGCAGCAAAAGAAATTGAAGATAGGATCAAGAAAGAAAAAGAAAAAACTCCAAAGACTGATGCTGAAAAAGAACAATTGAGATTACTCAAAGAGTCTGAAAAATACTTATCTAGGGTTTATTCTCTAACCAATGCTGCGACTAAAGAGCAGGAAGAGTATACTAAAGCACAAAAATTAGCTTTAGATATTTTCTCTGACCCTGATTTTAAGAATTATCCTGAAAGTCAAAGAATCAAAATTGCTAATGCTTTAGAGCAGGCGCATGCTGAAGAGTTAGTTGCAAACGAGCTAACAAAACAGAGAGTTATTCAAAAACAAATATATGATGAATATACAAAGCTTCAGGCTAAAAGAGATGACGCTATGATTGCTGCAATTGATAACTCTGTTGCTTTAAACAAAGTAATTAAAGAAGAATCTGACGAGTTAATTCTTCAAGGTAGTCTAATTGGTAAAACTGATGCAGAACGAAAGAAAGCTATCAAGACAAGACAAGCAGAAGTTCTTCTAGCTAAAGAATTAGCCGATATTAGTAAACTGACAAGCTTGAACAATGGTCAAGATATTGCCGAACTTCAGGCGCAGGCTTACCAAAGATTTGCAGACAGAGCCAAAAATATCAACACCGAAATTGCAAATGACTTCGCTGCTGAAATGCAAAAGCAATATGATATTATTTCTAATGGTTTAACTGACGCTACAATCACAGGTCTATTCGAAGGTGGTAAAGCTGGTAGTAAAAAACTACGTGATCTAGTAGTAGCTGAACTTAAAAAGCCAATTACAATTGTAGTTAAAGCTTTGGTCGATGCTACACTAGGTAATCTAATTCAGAGTTTTGTTGGTGGTTCTAGTGGTGATGCTGTAAGTTCATTCGCTGGCTCTGCTACAGGTAGTGCAGCTACTGGTGGTTTATCTGGTCTAACTATTGGTGGTGCTTCCATTGCTTCTCAAGCAAGTGCTTTTGGTGCTGGTGTAGCTAACGGTTTTGGCCCTCTAGCTGGTATGCAGTCAGGTGGTCTAGCAACATCAACATCTTATAATCTAGGTGCTACATATGGTGCTCCAGTAGCCGGGGTATTAGCCGGTGTATACGGTGGTCGTGCTGTATCAGGTGGCTACTCAGCAATGGGAGGCGCATCTGGTAATTCTGCTGTTAATATTGGGACAGCAATTGGTATGGCTATTGCAGGTCCATTAGGGGCTGCTCTTGGTGGTTTAGCTGGTGGTGCATTCAATAGAACATTCGGTAGAAAATTAGCTGGTATAGGTATCGAAGGTACACTAGGTGGTGCTTCCGGTTTTGAAGGTAATCGTTATACTTTTGAAAAAGGCGGATGGCTTCGCAGTGATAAATATACACCTTCTGTATTAGAAGAAGCTGACCGCAGTGCTATTGCATCTGATTTTAGATTAATTAAGAGTTCTGTAATGGAACTTGCTGAAACAGCAGGTTTTGGTTCAGATGCTATTAAAGATTTTACACAAAGATTTGCTATTGATCTAATGGGTTTATCTCCTGAAGATGCTACTAAGAAATATCAAGAAGAGTTTGCCAAGATTGAAGAATCTATGGCTAAAGCTGTTATTGGTACTAGTGGTTATCGCAGAGAGAATGAAACTAACGTCCAAGCGTTGACTAGACTTTCAACCTTCATGGGTGGAATTAACGGTGCCTTTAAAAAGCTAGGCTTTGAAACTTATAAGTTAGAATTATCTTCAATTGACGCTGCACAAGGTTTCGTTGACCTCTTTGGCGGTATCGAAGGTTTCAATCAAGCAATGGGGTTCTTCTATGAAAACTTTTTCAGTGATACTGAAAAGATCAATAACCTAACTACTGATTTGACAACTGCGTTTAGTGAACTAGGATTAGAACTTCCCAAGTCTCGTGAAGGATTTAAAGCGTTGGTTACATCTGCACGAGCTGCTGGTGATGATCAACTTGTAGCTGATTTGTTAGCACTTCAATACGGTTTCGCTGACTTAGTACCAGCAGCTAGTTCTGCTGTCGGTGCTATTGAGGATATGAAGCAACAAATTCTAGAACTGACAGGAACAGATTCTCAAATTTTAGCTTCTCAAAGAGCATCTATTCTTGCATCTACTGACCCTGCTCTTCAAAGTGCTCAAGCATATATTTTTGCATTGGAAGATGTCAGAACTGCACAAGATGCATTAACTGCTGCTCGTAATAGAGAAGGTGACGTTTTAAAATCTACCATAACTAATCTGAAAAATTATGCAGAATCATTAAGACAGTACAGTCAGTCATTGCTGTTGGGTTCTCAAACAACATTAACTCCTGAACAGCAATACAGAGAAGCATCTGCTCAGTTTGATGCATTATTAGCTGCTGCTACAGGTCCAGCTACTACACCAGAAGAGATAGCTAGAAGAGATAGTGCTTTGAGTCAACTACAGGGTGCATCTAGTTCATTCCTAGAAGCTTCTCGCATGTATAATGCTAGTTCAGCACAATACACTCAAGACTTCAACTATGTTCAAGAGGCTCTAACTAGCACTGCATCAGCTTTGGATGCTCAGGTAACTGATGCTCAAAAGCAACTGAGTGCATTGGGTTTGATTAATACAAGTGTTTTGTCTGTAGCCGATGCCATAAATAACTTAGCTGCTGCACAGGGTTTAGCAAACTCTCTCGCTCCTGCTGCTGCTTCTCAGTTAGGTAGTGCTCTTGTATCAGGTGATGTTGTTTATGGAGCACAAGGAAGTTCAAGTTCTTTATCTCAGTTCAAAACTGATGTTGAAAGTTGGATGAATCAAACTGCTGCTAAGGATTATTTTGCAATGAATCCTGATGTAGCTGCAGCATATTCTCAGAACTCCTATGGCATGTCTCAGGATGAGTTTGCAAAATATCACTATCAAATGTATGGTATGGCTGAAGGACGAGTAAGTCCAGAAGTTGAAGCAGACATGGTAAAATCATTGTACGCTAAACTTGTAGGTGAGTGGAAGTTAAGCTCTGCAACTCTAGCTCAGATAATGGGTACTAGTCAGCAAAGCATTCTTGACTATTTCACACCTTACGGTTTACCAGCTTTTGCTAAAGGTACGAACTATGTTCCTGATGACATGTATGCACAAATTCACAAAGGTGAACGAATCATACCTGCCGCAGATAACGCAAGACTTTTCCAAAGCTTAAGTGATAGGAATGCAACTAACTCTGTATTAGTAGCTGAAATCAGAAATCTAAGACAAGAAATAGTTGAACTTCGTGACCAACAGTCTAAAGAAACTGCTACAATTGTTGTTTCTAATCTGGATGCTCAACAACGCAATGCTGATAGTATCAATACTACAATCAGTAATACTTCTAAAGAATCTAATTGGAATTCAAAAGTACGCGAAAGTGTAAAACTTAAATAAAAGATAACCTACTGTTTAACTGCAGTAGGTTATTAATGCGTTATAAAGGAATATATGGCATTAACTAACGATCAATTTCAAGCTTGGCTAGAAGACCCTACAGCAATTCGTTGTATGCTTGTAGAAGTTTCTGCTAACATATCAGGAACTGAAACTGCAATCTACCTCAGTAACTTACAATATGCAACAGGTAGTACGGATGCTCCTGCAAATACAACGTATCTCCCTGTATTAAAAACAACTGTTAAATTCACAGAGAATTTAGGATTAGATGGTCAAGGATCATTGAGTTATGGAGATATCTCTATTGATAATACTGATGGTAGTTATGATAGTTGGCTAAGTGCAGCATGGCAAGGTAGGCCTATAAATATCTACATAGGCGATCCTACATTTACAAGAAGTAATTTTACTAAGGTTTTTTCAGGTATTATCGCAGATGTTAGTTCAAGTGATAAAGACACAATTAATATCCAATTAAGAGATATCATGGAGAAATTAAATACTCCTATTACAGCAGAACTTCTTGGTAATTATTTTCATGGTGCTATTGTACCTACATTGATATACGATAATCCAAATAAAGAGCAAGTTAAGCCTCTTGTATTTGGAGAAGTTTTCAACATAACTCCATTATTGATTGATCCAACAATGCTAGAGTTTATGGTACATGATGGACCAATAGAATCAATTATCGAAGTTAGAGATAACGGTGTACCTTTAGCACCATCTTCTGGATATACTGTAGATTTAACAAAAGGTACTTTTAAGTTATTAAATAATCCAGCAGGCGCTGTCACATGTTCTGTGCAAGGAGATAAAAATCCAACTTATAATAATACTATTGCATCTACAATTAAGAGAATTATTAAAGACTTTGGCAACCCATTAATTGCAGGTTCAATTACGGATAGTGATATTGACTTAGTGAATTTTAATTCTTTTGAAACAAATAATCCTCAGAAAATAGGAATATTTATCAGTGGTAAGGACAATCTAATTAATATTTGTCAAGAATTAGCTAGTAGTATAGGTGCTCAATTGTGTGCATCTAGAAACGGCTTATTAAAACTATTAAAAGTAACAATACCTTCAACGGGTACAGAAACTATTACTGATGATTATATTATTCAAAATAGTTTCGCTGTTAGCCAAAAACCAAATATTATGGCTACAAGTAAACTAGGCTTCTGTAAAAATTGGACTATTCAAGATAAACTCTTAACAGGCATTCCGTCTGACCATAAAGATATAATGGCTAAAGAATGGTTGAGCAAGACACACACAAATACAACAGCACAAGCATTGTTTAAATTAAATTCTTTACCAGAACAAAAAAATACACTACTATTAACAGATGCTAATGGTGAAGTTACTGCCGAAGCTATTAGACTTGTTAACTTGTGGAGTTCTCAAAGATATGTTTATCGTTTTACAACTACAAGTAAATATTTGCAGTTACAACTGGGAGACATGGTTACAGTGAAGCATAAACGATTTAACTTAGAAAATGGTGTTGCTTCACAAATAATCTCTTCTGAAATTGATTGGGATAAAGGATTTATTACTTTGGAGGTACTTATTTAATGGCTACTGTTATAAATGACAAAGACGTTCTATTACAGTCAGCTACTGTAAGACTCTTGAGTTCACCTAATAATTATATTTATTTTTCGAGTGCAGCACCTGTATTTAATATAGATTCTAATGGTGTAGCTGCACCTACGAGTTATAATATTGTTGCTAAACTTGCAGGCCAATTGATAGGTACTGTTACATGGTCTGTAGTTTCAGGAACTATTTCCAGTGCTGGTCAGTCAGGAAATTCTTGGTTAGTAAACGCATCAGATTTAACTTCTGATACTGCAGTTGTTCGTGCAACATTAATATATCTTGGTACAACTTATAGTTCTAACCTTACAATATCAAAAGTAACAAGTGGTGCTGCTGCAGTATTTGCAGATTTAGTAAGTGAAAATGATGCTGTTGCTACTGAAGCAGATGGAACAGGCTATATACTCCCGACTGGAAATAGCTTAAAGCTGTATAGTGGTGGATCAGTCATATCAAGTGGTGTAGTGTATAGCGGTACTGCCACACAAAATGGACTTACACTGACTATAAGTAACACTACAGGGGTTATCACTTTAAGTGCCACCAGTTGGACAAGTAATCAAGAGAGTTTTACTTTAACAGCTACACATAATAGTACTGCGTATACAGCAACATATACGATTGTAAAAAGTAAACGAGGTAATGATGCGGTATTGATGGATTTGATAAGCGATGCAGATGTTGTATTTGCTGCTAATGATGGTACAGGTTATACTTTACCAACTGGAAATAGTGCAAGATTATATAAAGGTGGAGTTGTATTAACTACTGGTGTAACTTATAGTGGCACTACTACCAAGAACGGCTTGACTTTAACTGTAAACGCTTCTACAGGCGAGCTAGTTTTAAGTGGAGCTAGTTGGACAAGCAACCAAGAAAGTTTTACTGTAACGGCTGCGTACAATGCACTGTCTTATAATATCATATACACAATTGCTAAGAGCAAAACTGGTGCTACAGGCGATCCGGGTCCAACAGGTACTACAGGATCATCTTCTAGGATTTGCTATACAAAAACAACTCTAAGCTCTCTATCCTCTACACCAACTACGATTACAACTACAGGTAGCGCGTCATTTCCTCCAAATGGTTCTTGGGGCAGTGGTACGGTGTGGCAAGCCACCGCGCCTTCAATTGTTGCTGGTGAGTCAGTATATCAATCAGATGGTATATACAGTCCAGCAACTGGAAATACCGTTTGGAATGTACCGTATTTGTCAAACTTAAAAGTGGGTTCTCTTTCTGCAATCACCACAGATACTGGTACACTAATTATTGGTACTACAGGATATGTTAGAGGTGGTCAAACAGCATACAACACTGGAACTGGTTTTTTCCTTGGCTATAGTGGAACAACTTATAAATTCAGTATTGGGTCTTCAACAACTAGTATGACTTGGGATGGCTCTACTTTCACCATTACAGGGGGTGTAATTCAAACAGGAACATCTGGTGCAAGACTTGTAATGGGTGGACCATCCTATCAGCAAGCTTTAATGGGTTATAATACCAGCGGTGGTCTGACATTGGGTGTTAACGCTAACACAGGCCAAGTATTTGCGTCTAACTACACTAACGGTATTGCTGGAGATTTTGATAATACATCTTCGACTAATCCAGCATTACGAGGTGGGAATACATCAACTGGAAACGGTGTTGCTGTTGAAGGTAGATCAACAAACTACTTTGGTGGTGCTTTTTATGGTGGAACAACCAGTGCTCCTTTGTACTTAAACCCAACAGGTGCTTTACCGACTAAAGGTGCTATTCTTGGAGCTTTATGCGTAGTAGGTACTTTACTATATTTCCATAACGGAACAACTTGGAAACAAGTTTCATTAATTTAAGGATAAACATGAGTAACTATAAAGAGTCCGATGTTACGGGTACAACATGGCAGCGATGCCATACGGTGCAAATTTCTAATCAACTAGGACAAGATAAAACTATATTCTTTCAAGAAGAGAAAGTTTATAATTTAGAAGGTGCTGATTTTAAGGAGTATATCCAAGGTTGTGGAAAACAGTTTTCGGAAAATGAAGTTTTTCCTTTATTAAATACTGATGGCACCAATACAGGTCAAATAATGACTCACGCTCAACTATATCAGGCTCTCTATAGCTTGTATATGCAAACAGCACAAGAGCGTGATAATGCTTAAGGAAATCTATGCCTCAAAATAATCTCAGAATACTTTATGATAACGTAGTAGATTCTTCTACTCTAACTGCATCTTCAACAACAAGTGGATTCCCTGTCACTAATTTGCAAAAAGAGCAAAAAGGTCTAGTCTGGAGGTCAACTTCAACAACAGCTACTGTTACAGCTACGTGGTCTAATGCCCAATCTGTTTCTTGTGTGCTATTACCTTTTTGTAACTTAACATCATCTGCTACAATTCAAGTCAAGCTTTATACTAACGCAGGTGATAGTACTCCCGTACTAGATACTGGTGCTGTTAATGCAGGGGCATATACGCCAACTGATTTATGGGGTGGTTTATCCAATATTTCACTAAGTGTAAATGCGTATAATTATGGTGGTGGAACTTATGCTAGAAGCTGGTTTGCATCGACTTCGGCCAAGAAGATGGAGATTATTATCTCTGATTCAACTAATCCTGCAGGTTATCTTGAAGTTAGCAGAGTAGTTTGTGGAGATTATTGGTCACCTCAAATCAATGCTGAGTTTGGTGTTTCTCTTGGATATCTAGACACTAGCGAACAGAAAAGGTCAGAATCCGGTAACTTAATCACTTCAAATGGTACTATTCATAAGACCATGAGTTTTAGTTTAAGCTCTATTGTAGAAAATGATAGGAATAGATTCTTAAGTATTTTAAGAGGTAACGGTCTTCGCAAACCAGTGTTTGTCTCCATGTTTCCAGAAGATACAGATATTGTAAAAGAGCAAAACTATCAGATTTATGCAAAGATGAATAATCTATCAGCACTGACTCATCAGTTTTATTCTCTATATTCAGGCTCTGTAAGTCTAGAAGAAATCTAATATAATTACTCTTGATTTATATCAGATATAATGATATAATGTATTAACACAGGTCACCTTCGGGTGGCCTATTTGCATTATAGTATTTTGAAGGTAATAGTATGTCAGAACAAATTGAACACCGTGTAATTAAATTGGAGCTAAAAGTGGAAGATCATGCTGATGAACTTAAAAAACTTCAGGATATCTCTACTGATTTACGTAATTCTTTAACTGGTATTGAAAAGACTTTGAATCAAATTAAGTACTTAGCTATGGGTGCTGTACTGGTAGTTCTTACCCAGTCAATGGGTGTTACCAATGTATTAAAAATGATTATAGGTATGTAATATGAAGCTATACAGTAATTGGAAAGATATTATAAAGAAAGCTTGGAGTATAAAGTTTATTATGTTAGCTGGAATATTATCAGCTAGTGAAGTTATTCTTCCATTATTCTTCGATTACTTTGATAGAGGTACTTTTGCTATATTAAGTTTTATTGCAGTATTCGGTGCTTTTGTATCTAGACTTATTGCACAAAAGGATGTAGAATGAATAAAACGAATAAAACAAGAACAGTTATTGCTGCGCTGGTGTTATCCGGCGGTGGTTTAATCGGTATTGCTTCTCATGAAGGTTATCGTGAAACTGCATACATACCAGTAGTTACTGCTGCAGGTTCTGACGTTTTAACAATTGGTTTTGGAAGCACAACTAACGCTGATGGTACTAGGGTAGCACCCAACCAACGAACTAACCCTGTAGCGGCTTTAAAGCGCCTTGGTGAGCATGTAGAAGTATTTGAAGAGGCTGTTAAACGCTGTGCTCCTGTACCAATGCATCAATATGAGTTTGACGCTTATGTATCGCTTACTTACAATATTGGCAGTAATGCATTTTGTAAAAGTACTCTAGTTAAGAAGCTAATCGCTTATGACTATGAAGGTGCTTGTCAAGAGATATTAAAGTGGGATAGGTTCAAAGGTAACCCTTTACCGGGATTAACTAAGCGCAGAAAAGAAGAATATAATACTTGTATAGGAAACTGACGTGCTATATAATAAATCAAGGATTTAGTGTGCAAACAATATTAATAAAAATTGTAGTAATTATTTCTATACTAGCTGGACTATTCCTAGTGCATACTTGGCAGGTTAATACTGCAGTAGATAAAGCAGTTGCTACTCAGCAAGTAAAATACGATAAGTTAGCTCAAGAACTTAATGCAAGAAGTCTAAGATTTGAGTGCAATATCAGGGATGACACTACCGCTATACTAAAGGAAAAAGATGCTAAGATTAAAGATATTACTCGTCAGTACAGTACTGCTCTTGCAAGCTTGCAGCACTATTCAACCAGTGCAAACAGTACAAGTACCGCAAGCAATATTACCTCAGATTCCAGTAATGCAAAAAGCACCAGAGGAACTACTTCAGAAGGATTATTTGCAGATCATGCACAAATCTCTCTTGGAGTTGCTAAAGATGCAGAAGAACTAAAGCAGCATCTTAATGCTTGCTATAGGCAGTATGATACCGTAAAACAGCAGCTAGATAATTACCGCAAATAAAAATACCCCGTAGGCTCCTTAGTTGGAACTTACGGGGTTTTCTTTTTGTCTATACTTTATGCACAAAACTCTTCAAGCTGTTTAGCTGTCATAGAACCTGTGTGGCGCTTTACAACCTGTATATCATCCATGAGTAATAGGGTAGGTACTCCACGGATGTTAAACTCAGTTGTAGCTGTAGGATCAGCATCAATGTCGATAGTGCTAACTGGAATTCCAAGATTTGCAGCTTGAGCTACTTTTACCATTGGTCCACAAGTTTTACACCAGTGGGCCTTAAAGATTACTAGATTTTTCATTTGTTTCCTTTCATTTATTTAGCCCAAACATCTTGCCAATCGCCCGTCAAAGCACCTTTAGCATAATCAGTTACTCTCTGTTCAAAGAAATTAGTATGAGTAGTTCCTAGCATTCCTTCAACCCAAGGTAATGGATTTTTCTTAACTTTGAAAATACCCTTCAAACCTAGAGAAATTAGTCGTCTATCTGCAATATAGCGAATATAACTTTTAACCTCTTCTTTAGTTAGTCCCTGCATTTCATTTACACCGAAAGCAAGATCAATGAACTTGTCTTCCAACTTAACCATGGTTTCTGCAATGGTATATAGTTGAGATTTTAATTCATCATTCCAAATATGTTTATTCTCTTTTACAAACTCTCTAAACAGCTTAATCATGCTGTCGGTGTGGTGAGATTCATCTGCAATTGAATAGACAATAATTTGTCCCATGCCTTTCATTTTACCGAAACGCGCAAAATTCAATAACATAATGAAAGAACTAAACAGTTGCATACCTTCTGTGAACGCACTAAACACTGCAATCTGTTGAGCTTTTGATCTTTCATCTTGCACGATAAATGATTCAATGTAGTCGTGTTTAGCTTTCATTTCTTCGTACTGCAGAAACTCATTATAGGTAGTCTCTGGCATACCTAGAGTCTCAATTAGATGAGAATATGATGCCACGTGAATAGCTTCTCGTGCAGCAAAACTTGAAAGCATCATCCGTACTTCAGGTGCAGGAAAGTTTGGTAAGTAATTTGTTACATAAGCTCCAGCTACATCAATATCACCTTGTGTAAAGAACCGAAAAATGTGTGTTAAGAATTGCTTTTCGCTTTCCGTAAGCTTATTCTTCCAGTCATTAACATCTTCAATCATTGGTACTTCAGTATGTAACCAATGCATCTTTTCAGACATTAAGAAAGCATCATATGCCCAAGGGTAGCTAAACGGTTTGAAGTAATTTCGTTGATCTGTAAGTTTTAATTTCGTTTTCATTTATATCCTTTAAATAGAAAGAGACTGCCGAAGCAGTCCCTATTATACATCAACCTTCACAAGCTAAACAAGTTTCGTTGTTAACTAATGCTGACATGTCGATTTCATCCTCAATTCGTTTGCGCTCAACCTTCTGACCAACTTTATCAGCTTTACGTAGTTTAGAACTGCGAACGTAATACAAAGATTTTAATCCTTGTTTCCAAGCTTGAAAGTGAACGGCATGTAAATACTTTACACTAACATCTGGTCTAAAGAATAAGTTTGTGCTGATCGCCTGATCTACAAACTGTTGTCTGTCAGATGTTTGCTCAATAATCCAACGTTGGTCAATCTCAGCTGCAGTTTTAAATACATCTTTAGTGTATTGATCCATCCATTCAAGATTCTGCACAGAACCATCATCTGCAATAATACTTGCCCATGTATCATCGTACCAAGATTCTTCATGTTTCAATGCTTCATCTTTAATGATCTTATCTAAGAATCTATTCTTATTTAAGAATGCACCAGAGGTAGTGTCTTGACGATAAGCATTTGCTGAATAAGGCTCAATGCTAGGTGATGTATTACCCATAATAATAGAACTTGATGCATTAGGTGCTACAGCCATTACATGACTACAACGCTTCATTACATTCATAGTTGCTGCATCTGGACAAGGGCCACGAAGTAAAGCAAGTTTCTCATTTGCATCATCAAGCTGCGATCTGATATGTTTAAACATTCGCATGTTTGTACTTTTAGCTAATGCGCCTTCAAATGCAATGTTATTTTTTTGTAAATAAGCATGATAGCCCAAAGCACCTACACCTACGCTTCGCTCTTGTATTGCACTAAATCTGGCTCTTGCAATTTCATCAGGAGCATTCTGAATAAAGTATTCAATAACATTGTCCAGCATTTCTAATACATCAGGAATAAATTGTGTATCTGTTTTCCAATCATCAAAATATTCCAAGTTTAACGAACTGAGACAACAAACCGCTGTACGTTCTTTTGATGTTGCCAGTGAAATCTCACTGCATAAATTAGAACCGTGATTCTTCAAACCAAGTTTCTTTTGATACTCAGGTAAACCTTCATTTGCTCTGTCAATAAACCACAAATATGGTTCACCCGTTTGCATACGCAACTCAAGCAACTTCATCCAGAGTGCTTTGGCAGATACAACTTCAGTTACTTTACCACTGTGTGGTTGTACAAGCTCCCAAGAATCATCTGCTATAGGATCAACCATACAACGTTCAATAATTTGCATAAATTTATCACTGATATTTACACCATGATTTAGATTAAGAGTTCGCATATTCTGATCACCTGTTGGTTTACGCATCTCTAGGAACTGTGTAATATCGGGGTGACTAATATCTAGATAGGCGGCATATGATCCTCTCCGAGTCGTACCCTGCTTATAAGCCAAGCTAGATGCATCATATACTTTTAAGTGTGGCATCACACCTGCAGATTTATCATCGCAACCACGAATACCTACGTGTACACCTACACCACCACCCATCATTGATAACCAGTTGGTTTCAGATAAGTTGTTTACCAGACCCTCAGACGTGTCATCTAGAAAATTTAAATAGCAGCTAATTGGTAAACCACGCTTGTTTCTACCAAAAGACAGAATCGGTGTTGAATACGATAACCAATGTTTTGAAGCATATTCATATAAACGTTGAGCATGTGCTTCATCTGTAGCGAAAGATTCTGATACAAAAGCGAATCTATCTTGAGGTGATTGTTCATCATCTTTCATATAAGATTCTTTTAGTCGTTTTATAATGAATCTTTTGAATAGTCTTTTTTAATTTGCATTCAGTCTTCCTCTGTTGTTGTTGCGTATTTATCTCTTGATTCTAGCATTTGCTGAGCATCTTCTGTTTCATACCTAGCACGATAAATATCTTCTGTTAATTTACTTCCACTAGCTTTGTCAATAGCTGCACGACTGGCATATCCGCTATTTACCCAAGCTTCATCTAGACGTTCCTCCCCGACCCATCGACTGCACACTACAGTTTCATTGAAACGATTTCTATGCTGTAAACCATCTTGTCGTTGGTATGGTCGATTGACGTTCATTCCTAACGAATAAAGGAACTCTTTAAATTCTTCCTCCCTGTCTTCAAACTTGTTAGTGTAATTTGGCATTACTTTAGCAATTTCTGATTCGGAGATAATACATAATGCTACAATTGCATTTGGTCTTGTTGGTTTTTTATTCATTTTACTGCCTTTCAGAATAAACTGGAGTCCTATTATATCACTGCTTATTGGTTAAATCAAGGTTGTCTTGATCATTGTCAGAATTATTTTCATCAATAAGGTTGTTAATTTCTTTTGTCATTTTCACGCAAGACAGATATACAAGTCCAATTAAAAATAATAATAAAATGAAGCTAATTACTTGTAAAACTATCATTGGTTATCCTTTGTATTAAGTTCAGGGTCTAGCATAAATTCTAGCAAGAACATTGCATTAACAGCCACTGCAGCCATATGAGGCATATCCGGTACGCTACTATCAGGATCATGCAGTTCACCTCTTCTATGGGCCTCTAAGTGCCTATAAAGGGCATCTAGATATCGCTGCTGTGCACCTTCTACTTTCTTCCAGTTATTGCGCTCTTTGTACTTCTTTAGACCAACCGTAAGATTCTTAGCGACTTGTTCTAGAGCATAAGGAGGAATTAAGCTGTATTGCAACTTATCTTGATCGTACTTAGTTCCTACCGGTTGATTTTCAGTTAGGGCAACAGTATTATTAGGTTGCCAGTCTTGCATCTGTTGTGTATCTGAACGTAAATCTACTTTTGTTACTGTTGATGCTGGTACAAAATGCACACCTTCTAGATAGCACTTAATTAACTCATTAGCTTTTTCACAACGGTAATCATCATTACGAAATGAACAATCCCTGCAGGACGGAGCACTTGATGAGTCATCTTCAACAGGTGTATAACTCCTGTTGCCAATTGTAATACTATTTAAACTCAAATTTAAACTCATATTCAATCCTCCTTAAAACCATTCAGCAGCAAATCTTCTGGAATGCAATTGCTTAGATCATTACTCTCAAAACCAACGGGTTTCATAATCTTGTCTTTCATGTTCTTGATTACAAATAATTCAAAGTCAGATTTATACTCAACTGTAACTTGGACACCCTCTTCTTCGTACTTTTGTGCAGTTTCAATGGCAGTACGTTCATCGGAAGGATACTTTGTGAAGTTATTATAGGCAGTGTCTCGCATCGCCTTGTTCATATCTACACCAAGATGCTCTAGCTTTTGCATCAAACCTAGTGCAGTGACCATTACATCTACGACACCATCTACAACTTCTTTAGCGTTGTTTTTATCAATACCTCTCTCTTTAATCTC